TTAAACTTACTAAAGTCTTTTACAGGCTCTTGTGCTTCGTCTAACATTCCAAACTTTGGAAAGAACGCATGACCTACAACCATAGCAGTTGCAGATTGAATACGCTTGCCTAATGTACTAGAAGGCTTAACGTGATACGTAGTTTGTGTATGTGGATTTGGACTAAACGAATAGTTGCCAGACTCGTCTAGTTGCTGTGGTGTTGAAAATAAAATGTCACCGTATACAAACCCTACAAAGTCTTTTGGTGTTGCTGCATCAAATGTAGAGTATAGGCTGGAAAAACTCTCAGCAAACGCTTTGCGTGACTCTAATTCTTCTGCTGTCTTTGCATTGCCGCTTTTGTTTACGATAAAATCGTATAACTGGTTTGCACTAGATGTCTTAACACCTTGTGCCCAGTTGTTATGTCCTGCAAAAATTAACGGACCATTAACACGTTCACGGCCCCAATACACAGTAGGACTTCCGTCCCATTTCATTCTAATGCTGTTAGCACCAGAATCAGTGTTAAATTCTTTTAAATGTTGTAGTGCTTCTTTAGCACCATTGCTGCCGTGGAAGAATACTAAGTCTTCTAGGTGATTAAACGTTCTACCTAATTTTTTCTTAGGTAGAACTGAAGTATTTTCACAAAGGAAAAGCTCCCTTAATAGCACAATTAGTCCTTGTACTTGCCATCGTTAATGTGTTGACAAACTTCTTCGTGAATTTTTTCACAAGTTTCCTTGCAAAGTTTCTCATCAATGTCAGATGGTAATTCACGAAGCGGAAATTTCTTAAGATAGCTCTTGTAGCTTTCTTGTACTGCTTTTTCAAACAATGAAGGAGATGTTTTTGCCTTTGATTTTGTTTGATTAATACATTTAACGATGCTAGGGTATGTATGACGGCGGTAAATGTCGTCATCATTGTTCATGAAGAATGCTAAGTCTTCAGCAATATCAAAGTTTGGTTCACGTTTCTTATCGTCGCCGATAGTAACCCAATCTAAGTCGTTAAATTGTTTGCCTTCTAAAAGATCTTTAATACGCATAGTTTTACCCGTTTTTCAATTATGTTATATTTATCGTAAACGGCTAGGCTTTAACAACCCGTTCTACCTTATTAATAGCGCCTCCTAAGTGCATTTTTGCAACTAAAAGGTTCTTATCTCCAGTGATATAGAAATAAGAGCCGCCCCAACTACCATCATTAGACAAATCTTTAATACAACTCTTAGTTAACTTAACCTTGTCGTTTTTTTCAGCCCATTCGATGAACGCTGTGTTTTCACGATTAGTTTTGCTTAACGTAACTTTATAATCAAAATCTATCTTTGGTAAAATGACTGTACCGCTAGCTAAATTACCACCTTCGGGTGGACAACTTATGTATTTTACACGATTTGGATCTAATTTTGCAAGTCTATCGACATTCTTTTTAGTGTTAGTATAGATACTAATCCACGGATTTTCGACACGCAATTGGTAATCTTCTAGCTTAGATAGAAGTGCTTGTAATGCAAATCCGTATTCTAAATCTTCTTGAGAAGTAATTTTTGATCTATAGAATAGCGTAGAAGACGGATTTTGCAAATTAACTTCTTGCAGTTGGCGCAAAGTAGCCTTCATGTCCCCGGACCTAAACATAGAGGCACCAGGAACAATTAGGACTACTTTATATTGATACTGTCCGTTAAATAACCGATTGGTTGTCTTGTACTGGATCATTTAACCCTTCAATCGACAGCAATGGGACCTTTGGGGTCTTTGGTTTTGCAACCAATACTAGCTTATCGTTATCTACAGTAATTGTTAACCAACCACCGTTCTTCAAATCACCGAACAACATCATCTTAGCAAGGTCACGTTTAATTTCCTTGTCAATAACACGTTGTAGAGGACGAGCACCCATCTTACTATCAAAGCCCTTCTCAATTAGCCAGTTAATAGCTTCTTTGTCAGCTTTAATCTTAATGCCCTTTTCCTTAACTTGATCGCGAACTTCGTCTAGGAACTTGTTAACGACTTTAACCATTGTTTCTTTACCTAGTTTGTTGAAGGTAATGATACCATCTAAACGGTTACGGAACTCAGGTGTAAAGAATTTGTTAAGTTCTTTATCGCTGTACTCTTTGCTTTGTGAACCAAAGCCAATTTGATTCTTTTCAGCAGCTTGTGCGCCTGCGTTAGTAGTAAGAATCAAGATAAGTTGACGACAATCTGCTTTCTTACCGTTAGATCCAGTAACAAAACCGTTATCCATCATTTGTAGCAACACAGTTGAAACATCTGGATGCGACTTTTCCACTTCGTCAAACAACAGAACAGCATTTGGATTCTCTTGAATTTGAGTAATGAGCAATCCAGCGTTCTCTTCAAAGCCAACATAACCTGGAGGGCTACCAATTAGCTTAGAAATACTGTGCTTCTCTTGATATTCTGACATATCAAAGCGCAGGAGTTTAACACCAAGGTTCTTAGCAAGTGCTTTAGCTGTCTCGGTCTTACCACAACCAGTTGGGCCCATGAATACAAAGCTACCAATTGGTTTGTTTTCTGACTTCAAGCCGGCTTGTGCAACCATAATCTTGTCGACAACTTCTTGCACAGCAAGGTCTTGTCCATAAACTTCTTCTTCGAGTTTCTCTTGAAGCAATGCAAGGTTGTTACTTTCTGTTTCTGCAACTTGTTCAAGCGGCATGTTAATCATCTTGCTAAGTTCAAATTGAATTTCGTCTTCAGAAACTACACGTTCGTCAGCAAGTTTAAGGTTAAATCGTGAGCAAGCTACGTCAATAAGGTCAATTGCCTTATCGGGTAATTTTTTATCTGCTTGATACTTAACAGACAGCTTAACTGCTGCTTGAAGTGCGTCATCCTTGATTTTAACCTTGTGGTGATCTTCGTAATACTTCTTAAGACCTTTAAGAATTTGAAGAGTCATTTCTTGTGTTGGCTCGTCAACAGTGATGCGTTGGAAGCGACGCATTAACGCACGATCTTTTTCAAAGTGCTTGCGGTATTCTTCCCAAGTAGTTGATGCAACTACCTTAATGTTTCCTTTGCTTAGAGCAGGTTTCATCATGTTGGCAAGGTCGTTTGCTGAGTTGCTTGCTGAACCAGCGCCACTAATCATGTGTGCTTCGTCAATAAACAGTACAGTCTTACCTTTCTTTTGCAGTGCTTTGATAACTGCCTTGAAACGTTCTTCAAAATCGCCACGGTACTTAGATCCTGCAAGCATAGCAGAGATATCTAAGTTGAATACAGTATAATCCTTGAGGAAATCTGGAACTGCACCCTTAACAATATTGTAAGCAAGTCCTTCTGCTATGGCAGTCTTACCTACACCAGGGTCACCAACAAGGATTACGTTATTTTTACTACGACGACCCATTGCTAGTGCAATGTTTTCAAGTTCGTCTACACGACCGATCACCGGATCAATCTTATTCTTCTTAACTGCTTCGTTAAGGTTAGTAGTAAATTGTGCTAGGGCTTTGCTGCCTGCACTAGATGGTTCTTCACTGTCGCCGCCTTCTTCTTGCTCAATGTTGTTATTGAGATAGTCGGCAAATTTGTCTTTGTCAATGTTAGCTTGGCTAATGTAATAGAATGCCCAGCTACGCTTTTCAGTCATCATAGCAAGGAACACGTCTGTAGGTTCAATGCGTTGACGTCCGTTAAACAATACTTGTGTAAAAGCACGATTAAGAATGCGCTCTACACTTTGAGTCTTTTTAGGTTTTACTACAACGTCTTGCACAGTAATTTCAGCGCATTTAGTTTGTAAGTAGTCTGCAAGAGTTTGTCTGAGATCACCGGCGTTAGCACCGTATCCGTTAACAACATTTACAAATGCATCTTCCGTTAGCATGGCAAACAACAAGTGTTCAATTGTCAAGTATTCGTGGTGCAGCTTTTTAGCAGTATCAATTGCTTTTTCAAATACTGCTTGTAGATTATCACTTGGTTCTACCATTATTTTTTCCTTTGTTTTTTACGGGCTAGTATTAGCTTCATCTGACTAACTTTTTCTGTAAAAACTACACCGTTTAAATGGTCTAGTTCATGCAGAAAGCATCTGGCATCTATACCAGTTAGTTCTATTATACACGATTTTCCAGTTTTGTCAAGGTATTCTGATGTAATACTTAACGGGCGTTTGACTTGCAGCCAAAGGTTTGGAAAACTTAAACACCCTTCTTCGTGTAATTCTTCCTGTTCGTTGTTAATTGAAACAACTTTTGGGTTAAACATTGCAAACGGTTCTTTTAATTCGGGATGGTTGTCCAATTGAATTGTGAATACACGCTTTAGTAAGCCAACTTGGTTAGCAGCTAATCCACGACCGTAGAATGTTTTCATGACTTTGATCATTTCTGTTTCTACTTCTTCAGCATTTGTGTCTACTGAAAAGTCCCAATCAATTGCTGTTTGTTTTAAAATTGGATTAGGTTCTACGATCAATTTCATCTTGAATATCTTTTAGCTTTTGAATAATTGCCGGGTCTGTTACACTTGGTGTTCTAATATTAATAACAGTGACAAATCTTCCCTTGCCGCCTGTGTGCGGATTGTCAAACCCGTGACCATGACTAGCAAATTCTACACCAGTTTCTATACCTGGTCTAATTTCAATTTCT